ACGTTGTAAAGTTCAACAAAGTTACTATTAATCTTTTCGGCACCTTCAATAAGTGAGTCACCTGTTCCACTATTGGGAGATGAACCCGTATTAATACCTTGGTATGCCATCTTTTATACAGAATCCTTTTCTATGTTTGTATTTATCTAAACATTATAATTATTGAATTTCAAAGGTTCCAATCTCTGTACGAGAGGGGATGACGACAATCCAGTATAACCTTCAGGGAAGAACTGTAACGCAGTTGCAGGAACTCTGTTTATGAACTGTACTTTACCCCATGTATACTCACCGAAAATACGTGAGTTATCGAATGTACCAGAACCAGAAGAATATCCTTGACTTGTAAATTCAATTCTTCTAACAACAGTGACACCAAGACCAATACTTGAAAGATTCTTGGTAACATTTTCTGCGTTCTTAACATAATAAATTCCGTCAAAGTTATTGCCAGTAAATATACCTACATTTGAATCATTAACTACGAAGAAGTCACCTGGAATCAATTTACTGACTGTAACAGCAACACCAGAAATAGTGTCATCTCTCATGTAAGAATCTTCTGGGATATAAAGTTCAATAAACGCAGTATTGATACCAGAATGTGCATAACCAACGATATTACCATAGTCACCAAAGTATGATGTAACACCAATCTGTTCTCTTCTAACGGAAGGTTGTTGAATAAGAACACTAGGTGCCTGAGTGTATCCTGTTCCTGCATTAGAGACAGAAATAGATACCACTCCATCACCAGTTACTGATGCAATACCTGTTGCTCGGGTTCCATTAATATCATCTGGCAAAGATACTGATACTGAAGGAGTTGTTAGATAAGAATAACCGGCACCAACATTACTTACGGTAAATGATGTGATTATTCCACCAGAACCCGTAGATGCAGTAGCAGTTGCAACATCAATGGCTCCCTGATCAATAATTACAACCTTATCCTGATAATCCAGAAGATTTGTTTCACGACTAGAATTAAACAATGGTCTAATACTATCAACATAACCATATACACTGGTAAACCCAACATAAGATGTTAGATATGCTGCAGGGTAAATATAAGGTTCTTGGTCAATTCTATCCTTAGTTACAAAATCACCATTAATGGTAATATCATCAGTCTGTTTACACCAAGTAACAGGTCTTACGAGAGCAGTATTCGTAGTAACACCAGGACCATTATAAGCAAGAGTTGTTGCAGTATCGAGTGTAGTAATACCAGTTACTACTCTTGGGTCTTGATATAAACCGAAAGTTTGACCTTTTGAAATATCGTTCTTCAGTTGTAATGTATCACCAATTTTAACGGTCTCAAGAATATCGACAAAGACAACATCAACATCTGGAGTACCCTTATAAAAGATAATTTTGCAAGTATCGCCTTTTTTCGGAGGTTCTGCAAATTCTACATAACCACCACCAGTGAAGGTATACGCAATTTCGGGAACTTGTAGGACATCATTGATCGTTATAATCAATGCTTGAGATAGGCTAATGTTAGAACCTTTCTTAGATTCTATCGCAAACTGTTGTTGGGAAATCGTAAGAGGGAATTTAGTAGATAAACCATCAAACAGTTCGTTAACACTATCAAATGCTTCAAGTTCACCAACAGTAAAACCGTTGAAGGTATCACGATATACATCAATGACATTCAATTCAAACGGAATGAATGGAAGACTTGAGTCAGTCTTAACACCTGTTGTACCACCAATGGCAATATTGAGTTTATCACCAATATTATATCCAAAACCACCACTTACAATATCAAAATTGATAACACTAGAACCTTGTCCAACAACAATATCAACTCTTGCACCAGTTCCAACACCAGGTGCAGAATCAGAACTGTAGACCAAAGGAATATTTGAATAACCAAGAGGTTTGTCTATTACAACAACAGGTGGATTATTGGAGTCGAGGTTAGAGCCAAGATTATAAAGATCAATACTATCTACATAACCATCAACAATATTTGCAGTACCAATACCAATAACCTTTACATCTCCAGTAGAAGATGTAATAATACCAACACCTACATTAGTTTGAATACCAGTTCTATAACCAGAACCACTATTACCAATACTAATCGAGTTGATTGTACCACCAGAGTTGACGAATACTGAAGCACCAGCACCAACTAATGGTTGGAAACCAAATCCTGGAGTAGAACCAACAGAAATAAGTGTTCCTCCTCTAGGAATTGATGCTTTATTGGGATCTTCTTCAGATGAAACACTATCACCAAGATATGTGATACTTGTAACACCAGCAACTTCAAGGAAACTATAGTCTCCAGATGTTATCTGACCACCCAGTGGTTCTTGAAGAATGTTTGAATTTAATATGATTGCCTGATTGGTTGCAAATCCAACTAAGTTCTCACCGTTCTGAGTCAAAGTAAAGATCCTTCTCTGACCATTAAATCCACTTTGAATATTGTCAAAGGTGTAGTTTGTACTATAAGTATCTCTATCATCATTGAGAATACCACTTCTCATAAACGTTCTACCTTGGAAACTTGAGTATGTGGTAACACCAACCCAATCTACATTATCAGGACCTGCTGTAGTTGTTCCAATTGGAGTTGCTCCAAACGGGGCAGAAGCAAAGTGGACCGTATTATCAACAATATTATAGTTGCCACCAAGTAGATTAACTGAGGTTCCTATATTATGTGATGCAACTTCTGTTCCCAATTGTGCTCTCAAAACTCTGAGACTATTCTCAGAAGAAACTCCAGTGTTCTGGACTAGCATAATTTCATCATCAATCTTAAGTAAATCATTTGCCCTGAATGATGCAATTCCTGCAACATCAAAGTCTACATCAAATACGATATTTTCACTCAAACTTGTTTCAATATTCACTTCGGTTACCGGTGACTGAATCATATTATCAACTGCCAACAATGCTCTAGCATTTTGGTTGGTTGCTGTAATTTTGTGGAATGTGCCGATACCAATTGAAGTAATATCAAGTACGGTAGGAACTACGTTCAATGCATCAGCTGCACTTTTTGCAAAACCTACAGATTTTTCATTATACTTGACGATATAAAGAGTAGATGGAAGTTTGTCGGTAGATACACCGGCAATATTTGTAGTTCCAATCCCAATAGCATTTGCAGTTGATAGAATAGAGTTCTCGTAACTATAAGTAACCTTCTCACCAGTTACAAAATAGTGATCTTTTAAAGTAACTTGGTTGGTAGTAGTATTAACTACAGAAGTACTGTTTCCTACAAAACTCCTCTCAAATACGTCCAGATTATTTGATTTCAATCTGAATGAAGTTTTCTTATCGAATTCTGTACCTGTGTAAGTACCATATTCCGAGAATAGAATGTTGTTATTAAGATCAATCGAAGAAATACCAACAATATTGTCGAAATTCTTAAGAGAAATACCAAACGCTCTTATTTGAACATTGATATTTGGATTTGGTGTGTATACAAGATGAGTTTCGGTACTATCATTCGTAACCCCAACTGTTCCAAGACCTACGTAGGTTCTAATATCACCATATTTGACGATTCTGTTTACCCCATCATTATCAAGGACATTTACCTCAAACATCTCATACTCATTGTTTGTAGTATCTTCTACTGATACAATAAAGTATTCAGAATTGAATGGAGATGTGTAAGAAGCAACAATATTTTCAACAGGAGAACCTGAAGATACAATAGATTTAGAATAGGATGATAGATTTGTAACTACAAGATTTGATGTAGAAACTCCAGAAGCACTATTGTCTGCAATAGAAACAATACTCACATTTGCAGTAACCGCAGTCCCTACAGTTGGAATAATGTCAACTTTTACTAATCCACCAGAGATGTATGCATTGTAGGTTCCAAATCCAGAACTTGGTAGACCTGCAAGACCAACTTTGTTGTCATTTGCACCATATTGAAGAGTGGTTACATTTGTTCCATCGTGAAGTATGTTTAGTTCATTACCGTAATAGTTATTTTCTGCATCTTCCATTTGAATAAGAAGTTTTGCAGATCTATAGGTAGAAGAAATTGATACCAGATTAGTAGTGGTTCCAACAGATACATTAGTACTCGCAGTAGAAATTCTAACTACATCACCAAGTTGTTGAGTCGCAATTCCAGTTACATCATTCAATCCACTAAAGGTGAAGTAAGATATGTCGTAGTTATTATACTTGAACAGAGTTGGATAGAATGTTAGACCCCATGAACTAGTTCCTGCACCAATGTAATCAAAATAACCCAAAGGCATTGCAGTATCTAAAGTACCATATTGGTTAACAAAACCTCTAGTTCCATCTTGTACTACAGAAACAATACTAGATTGTTTTCTGTTTCTAACTTCACTGTCCTGAACCAAGGTAAAGAACTTATTGAAGTAGAATTTGTTGTCAAAGAAGTCTACAATAGAATATCTTGTATCTCTTGGATTACTATTAAATTGACCACTAAGATCATCCAGTTCTAATACTCTATTTCCTCTAGATTCAAAGTAATCTAGTAAAATTCGATTTTCGAATATAATTTGGTCAGATACAGTCTTACCATTAATGACATCAATCGTGGTTTCTGTTGCGCCGTCAAAATCAGGGAAACAATATAGATCACCCTCACCGATAAGATCAACCACTGTATCGATAGTTACTTCTTTTGCTGATGCAATACCAGCAGCATTGTTATCGATAACCAAATCTGCAAATTTATCAAAACCAGCAGTATGATTGAGGGAACTTACTGGGTCATCCCAAGTCTTGTAAGGAACTCTCGACTTGAGTGAATATGAGAAGTTCTGGTAGTACTCATTATTGGGAATGACTTGAAGATTGTCATTCAACATACCAGAGTTGGATTGCCAACCATCAATAAATGTTGTTCCTGCACCAATACTGATAGTTGAGTTAAAATCAATCTTAGATTTGACTCTAGACTTAATTTGAGAGGTTTCAGACTCAATAATACTACCGACTTCGAAATCAGAATTAGTAGAAACAAACAGATACTCACTAACAGGATCCCATCTTTCTACAATACCTACAGCATCATCATTTATTACTTTTTCTCCATCAAAGAAATTGGAAATTTTGAGTTTAATGTCAAAAATTGGGAAATATGTCTTTGGTGTTACTTTTGCTGCCGCAAAAGATGTTATTTGACCTGGAAATTCTCCGTCACCAAGATAATCTGAAAGATCATACTCGATATATGAACCAGAACCACCTAAATTACTGTCAGTCGCAGTCAAACTGAATAATGCATATTCATAATTCTCTGAATTATAACCTTTTCCAGTGGTATTAAAACCAATGGCAATATTTTCAACAATTACTGTCTCACCAACTTTAAATGGCCACTCCTGAGGGTCACTAAACTGTTTAGATAGAGAAAGTCTTACAATTTTTGATACGGAATTGTAAGTAATAGAACTAATACTAAATCCATTCGAGTTATTGATCGGAATAATCGATGGAGTAACATTATTCAAAGAAATTGTGTTCTGAATAATTGTAACTTCAGTATCATCCAACTCATAATCTAATTTTACATCAGTTATTTGTAGTTTTGATACTCCATCAACTACGACAAGTTCAGGAACCTCGTAGTAATTCAAACCAGCAGAACTAATACCAATATAATCGAATGAAGCCAAAGGTTCAATTCTCAAAATCTCAGGTAAGTTACCAGCAGCATTGAGAGTTGTATCTGAAGGGTAACCAAAACCAATATAGTTAACTTTTGTTGATATGATATTACCAATAGAAGTACTGGTTGGTTGTAATAGTGCACCAGAACCTGTCAAACTTCTTACCGAGGTAAATCCAGGAAGAGATCTGTAACCTCTACCACCATTCAGGATACTTAATCTCGAAATCGGACCAACTGTACCAGAAGAGTTTGTATTGTAACTAATAACTGCATTAGTCGAATCGTATAGATTCGTAGTATCTCTGTTGTAAGGTATGTTATAATCAAAAGTCATAGATGTTATACCTACAACACTGTAAGCACCATCAAATTTATTACCAACAACATTAATTTGATTATTATTATAAACTGAAGTATCAGTATACTTTCTTGTCTTCACCGGAAGATTAATATCTACATTATCAACTTCAAAGTTATACCACAAATTAGTAGGAATGTCCTCAGTAACCTTAAGAGTCAGGTTTGCACTGGTGTCAACACCAATAATACCAGATTTCGTAACTTCGAATGAATCGGAATTTTGCGAAATCCAGAATTTGTTTGTATATGATGAATCACTTAAGATAAACATATCAAATGCTGGAAATGTTGCACCAGCATTAGTGAATGACAGAGAGTTATCAGAAAGATTGAATCTTAAATTCTGATTCTTTTGAACCTTAATTGCAGGATTAATTCTAGAGATTGTTGTAGTATGTGCAGTTCCAATATTGACAAATGTTGGGTTCTCTTTTCCTAATTCTGAAGCATACTCGACCAATTTGATTTGATCATTCTTAAAGACATAAACATAATATAGACCTTTGTTGGAAAGACTAGGATCAGGTATTACTGAACTATAGATAATCTTGTCACCAACTTGATACTTATTGTTGGGTACAGTAAATGTATTAAATGCAGTGTTGATTCCACTAGGTTCGATAGTATCGGGATCAAATACCATTCTCCTATTATAATCATCATAGACGACAGTTATTTCTGTAGTTGTAGTTGGATTTACATCAATCTCAACTCTATCACCAGGTTTTATGCCATGAGTACTTGCAGTAGAAACAGTAACAACATTTTTAGAAACTCTACCACTCAATACTGACGGAAGATTAGTTTTAAAACTATGATAACTACCAAGACCTGCAGATGTTGTGAAGTAGAGAAGTGCACCGGTTCCACTAGTAACTCCAACATATTCACCAGAAATACTATCAATACCAACACGAACAGTTGCAATACCAAGTATGTCCTTATTGATGGGAACTGCAAAAAGATTTCTGGTAGACTCTAATTGGAATATATTAGAACTAGTAATACCACTCCATGCACTAATTGATGTTCCTCCATTAGTATAATAGGTTATAGGGGTATTCAATCCCAATCTATGGTCTGGGATATAGATTTGTTGTTGATCAACTCTCAACTGGGTTTGACCTACACCTGGATTAGCAAAAACTAATGTGGTTGCTGTACCAACAGTTTGAGTACCAAGACCTATTGCCTCGTTTGGTTCAAAATAAAGTTGTCTGTTTGTTACAAGTTGTTTTGTGGTAACAATACCTGTAGCAGTAAATGCTAGTTTTCTAGGATCATTTCTAACTAATGTACCGGCACTATGAGTAACAGCAAAAGTATTATCGTAACCTCTCAAAACTCTAATTCTACTTGATTTTTTATCAATGTTTAGAACTTTAAGTTTTTCAAATTCAATTCTTAAAATATCATCTGGTGCAATGATAGATTCATCAAGTGAACCAGAAACATACACATAAGTCACAATACCAGTTACTGGTCCTGTATTAATACCCAAAGATGTGTACCATCTGTCACTACTTACACCAACACTATAAGAACCTTGCAAATTCTTGTATGACTCAGAAATACCATCAATAAAAATAATATTGCCAGGAAGAAAATTGTGTGGTGCTGAAGTTAAACCAACGAATTGACTAGAAACACTATTCGAATAAAATTCAACATCATTGATGACTGTCGTCGCAAGACTCACATTATTTACTTTTTTACCACCAACTTGAGAAACCTTGATATTTAGATTACTACCTTTGGTTCCAGTATTATTAAATATCACTCTATCATTGACTCGGTAATCAGTACCAGAATCAAAGATTGAAATGTCATCAACAGATCCTGCAGATGTTGCAGTAACATCAATAGTCTGCTTTCTTACTGTGTTGGAGTTAAAGATATAATCATATCCACTCTGTCCATCATTCGTATAGTAATACTTGGTATTTCTAAACCAACCCTTACCTTCAATATCATAATCAGTCTGGTTAGATCTTGCTAAGAAGTTAAACGCAATGGGTGTTGACTTATATGTGTCACCAATCGCATATGGAAATACTGGTCTTCTGTAATTAGTGAATGGACCATCAGTGTCAATTCCTTCAGAGATAGTACAGAAATATGCGTATACCCCATTTGGGTAATCGGGTGTTACACAGAATCTTCCATTATGAACATCTAAATCACCATCTCCAGTAAAGATATAGTCATTGGCAAAGAAACCATTTGGAAATGAATTATAAGAAGGTCTACCTTTTTGAACTCTAGCCAATTTATAACCAGATACCATTCGAGAAATGTCACCGGTACCATCAATATTTTTAAATCCATATGGACCATAAATCGGATTACCATCATAAGCCCATCCAACAATGGGTGAGTGGTAAATACTATTAATTTCTTCACCAGTCTGTTGATCAAAACTTAGGTCAAAAGTACCATACAGTTCATTATCCTTATCAAAACCATTAACTACATTCAAAGTCCTACGAAGAGGTCTGGGTAGATATGTTGCACAATACTCTAGTGATTTATTAGAAAGATTCTCTTCAATAACACCATCATCATCGAGTATATTATTGAAGTTTTTCTCAAACAAGTTTATATTCCAAGCCTGAATATTCGCATTTACTCTAGCACCACCGCCAGACGGTATTACATTAACACTAGTCTTTCCTGTAACATAACCAGCACCACCTTTCGATACTATTATATTTTTGATAGAACCATTTTCAATAATAGGAATCAGAACCGCATAGTTGCCAGTTTCACTTACAATCTGTAAATCTGGTGGAGAATTATAACCATTACCTGGGGTATTGATAACAACTTCTGCAATTTCACCATTATTGATGATAGGCGTCAATTTTGCATTAACACCAGCTTCAAATGTAACTTCTGGTTGTCTTACGAAATCGACAATATCTGAGGAACCATAACCAACACCAGTTGAAGTTAAATCAATAGTCTCAATAGAACCTCTAAAGATCGGTTGAAGTTTGGCATCATAAAGAAGAATGTTACCAATAAACGGATTATCACTAATCAACCAGTTAGTACCCTCATTTACTTCAACATAAAATTCTTCTGTTTGTGTCCCATTACGTGTAATTTCTGCTAGACCACCGTCAGGACCAGTCCATGCAAGAACAAACACGGGAGTTGTAATATTTTCTTCAATTGGTGATTCAATTATGAATAGTTCCTGGAAATTTTCAACAAATGTCTTATCATAAGATGCTGCAGCTCCTTCAACGGTTACAACAATCGGTGGATAATTGAAAGAACCCAAACCTTCATTGGAGAAATTAATAATAATACCATTATCATAATAATGATCTGTTGCAACTGAATCAATTCCAACATTTGTCAACGAGAATGCATTATCATTAACCTTGACAACATAATAATCAGTATTTTCAGATAGTCCCTGAATACTATCTCCAACATCTGGTTTCGTATATCTTACAATTTCTTTTGATTCATATCCATGATTTGCAATCTCTACCTGATCAGATACTGTGTTGACACCTATAGCAGGAATTGTTCTTCTCTTGTTCTCGTAGTTTTGTCCCGGATCAGTCACTACAACCGAAGATACAACCAGTTTTAGATCTGATGCAACAAAGTATTGTGTACCAGATCCATACTTTGTAATATTGACTGTATTAATACCAACAAAGGCATCACCTTTATTAGTATGAAGTTTCATACTTTTTTGACCAGTAACTCTAACATAGTATGAACCACCTGTTGTAAGACCAGAAACGACTTCTGTTCCTCTTGGTTCGTAAATTATCTCTTCACCATCCAAAAATTTATGATCACTTGGGAAGATAATTGTGTTATTGATTAGATCAACTTGACTCGGGAAATCTGCAAAGAATGAATTTTCATGTTTAATAGAAACCATTCTTGGTTCTGCCTTAGCCCCAGATCCATTACCACCACTAATAGAGATTGTGGGAGGTTCATAATAACCAAGACCAGAATCTGTAACATCGAGTCTTATGAGTGACCCCTTTACGTTACAGAATCCAGTAGCACCATAACCAACTTCATCCTTAATTGACAATACTGGAGGATTGATGATGTCATACCCACCACCACCAGTTGTCATGGACAAACTATTAAGTTTTCCATAATAAACACTACTTTGTGCTTTGTAGTTTAATAGTTCAACACCATTAACGAATATGCCAGTATAACCAGCTCTAGTGATATAAGACTTATTGTCATTAATTGGTTTTAGAATTTGTCTATACAAACCCTGAGGTTCTATCTCTTTATCGTAGAAATCAAGATATGCAAGAGATGCATTAACTACAGAACCATTAAATGTGATGTAAAGTTTTCTAGACAAGTCAGCCTTACTTCTAGAAAGTTTAATAGTCTCCTCATCAACTCTGAAAACAAAGTAAGACGCTGATGGCATACCCTCAAAACCATTTCCTGCAGAGGTAAAATATACTGCATCACCAGTATAAAAACCATGATCAGGTCTTGACGTGGGATTAACTGGTAGTGTGAGATTTTCTGTTGAAGTTAAATTTGCACTAAAAGTTATTTTTTTGTCGTATGGATCAGTTTCAATGTCATCATACTTTGCAATAGAGTTAGATGCAATAATTACATCGTCATTATACTTAGAATATGTGTTTTGAACGTTTGCAATATAATTATTCAGGTAAGGATATGCCTGAGATGCACCCTTCAACGTCTGATTTTCAATTACAAACTGACCTTTCAGGTTAATTTGTTGCGAAAAAGTCACTCTAATGGCCGTTGAAGAGAAAACTCTGGAAACTGTGCCAAAAATAGAGTAAGTTCCGTCTAAATTTTCATATCTTACGGTATAACCTTCTCTAAAAAAGTGCTCTTTTGCAAATTCAAACTGATAAACAAAGGCATCTGCGTCAATAACACTAGATTCTACGACATCCCAGTTAGTTTTTACGTTTAATACGTAATTATTTGCCTTTTTGGTGGGAGATTCGTAACCAAGAGACTTCAGTTCTATGGTATCATGTGGTTTATAGTAATAATTTAGTTCATTGGGGATAAAATCCTTCACTGTAGCAGTAAATCTGACTCTTATCTGCTGAGTAGTGTCAATACCGACGTATGCATACGAATATGTGTCTAAAGTTATATTAGTTTTCTTTACAATTTTGCCACTAACACCACTTGTATTGAAAAATTGGTTTAAAGTCTTACCATTATATGCGACAGATAACTCATTGTTGTCAATATCCAGTACACTAAGACTACCAGTCTCGGGAAATCCAATTGTAGAATCAACATCAATGATAGTTGAACCAATACTTACGTCATTTAGGACTTTTGTGAGTGGATTTGGTTTAAATTGTCCGTAGATAGAACCACTTACATCACTATCTCTCGCAAAACCAGAGTCAATACTGATTTGATAGTACTGAAAGTTCTCATAAGGTATCTGTTGAACGTTAGTAACAGACCCTCTTGCACTAGTTAAGTCTTGATATATCGTAAGATTCTTTAAATTTAACGGATCACCCTGAAGTTGTTCTACAACAAAGTCTTTAGTGACCTTGTAATCGGCGTTAGATGGTGTTAAAAGGAACTTTGATGGACGAATAAGTTCAACATCTTCCCCATACAGTGCTCGGAAGAGTATTTCGTAAGATTGTTCAGTACCTTTTGACTTATAAAAACTGTCAGAATTGATTATAAAGTTTCTTTTATCCAATCCTGTGTAAAAGTTCCTATCAGTAAACCCTGGTGTTACCTGTCTTTTAAGTTTAGTGAGGAATTGCTTAAGAAAAAGTATATTTAAATTCTTAACAGTCGCACCTGTAGTGTGAGAATCTGCGATTGTTGAAGAAAATGTTAGTTCATCTGGTGCACCAGAGGTAATATATGTTGTAACTCCACTAAAACCTCTAGAACAATCTACAAATGTAGTTGAAGTTTTGGTTCCATAGTATATAATTTCATTATCAATTTGAATAATACCATTGTTATCTGAAAATCCTTCAGTAGAATTTACAACAATAGTAGTATCAATAGTATCTAATGAATCAACAAGTGTAGTAGAGTCAACAATATCACATAATTGATCTACTTTTACGTACTGATCAATGTTATTAAGAATATCAATAGGACCACTTTCAATTTCCTGAGAGATATAATACTGTTTTATAAAATCGCTTAACAGAGGAAAGTCTTCCCTAACGTACCTAGGGAGTTGACTTTCAACGATTTCTTGAAATTTAACTCTATCTACTGTCATTTGTATTCTGACTTCTTATTAGTAAGATGATGAACTGGTTCTTCTACTTGTAGTAGATACACCTTCAACAGATGTGGTTGCATTTGTGGAAGAAGATGTTGTTGGTCCTGAGTTTGTTTCGACTTGGAATATGGGGTTACCCCTAACTAGAGTGTTAGATCCGTAACTAGAAGAAACAATATAGTTGGTTCCTGATACGTCATTTCCAGAAGAAATGTTGTCAGTAACAACATTAACTACTGTGTTATTTACATCCAATTGTAGATAGAGATCCTGGAGACCAATTACGTCATTTGAGTACGGAGTTGCAGAAACTTCGACCAAAGGAGTCCCTCTATTCACTAGTGTTGATATAATATTAATGGGATTAAGTTTAATCTCACCCTTAACATAATCAATTGTACCTACATTCTGTCTTACAATATATGGTTCTGATGAAGAATTTAGTTTGAATAGGAATACTGTACCCTTACTCAAATTACCAACCGAACTATCACCGAGGTATACAGTTCCACTAATACCACTGACAGTAAAACCGGATGATTTAATATTATACCCAACGAGATTTCCATTGAAGTTTGCACTATGTCCGTGGTTTTTTACATAGAACCGATTACCATAACACAATTCATACTCTACAAAAGTATTCAGTTGGGCATTAATATCTCTTCTGATATCAATGTTTGTGATGTTTGACATCACAGACTCATGACTTTGATCAATTACTTTTTGGAATTGTGAATATTTAAATCTTCCACCAAACTTATTGACATCAGATGATTCAGAATACTTGACGATATTGGTTGTAACTAGGTTTTGAACGAATGATGCCGTTGGTGCAAGGTTAGAATCGTAGTATACCTTACTGTTTGGTTCAATATACAAATACTTTAGATCGACAATCTCAGATAAAATACCAGCAACAGAGTATTTCCTGATCTGTTGTTGTAAGTTTTGTTTGATTGCACTCGATAAGAAGACACCGTTATATGGTTTGATACTTACAAATACCTTACCAAATGAAGGTGGAGTCAAATCCTCACCACCAAAGGCAGAAACTGATTCAGCTTCAGGGTAGATTTGTGGAATCAATGCTTCATAATCAGCAGCAGTTACTGCTCTATTCTGTGATGCATAGATTTGAGGAGCATACTTCTTAACAGAGTCAATAGATTCAATTGGTTTACCACCACCAGAAGATATCTCTGTGGTTACAATAGATACTCCAGAACTAATCGTATCTCCAGAACTAGACTTTAAGTTACCTATAAATGCAAATTTGTTAATATTGTTTGCTGATTCTCCATTAGTAATGATATAACTTGCTTCAACAAAATTATCATTATCTAACTTGACACCAAATATTCCATCACCAAACAATAGTTCGTATCTCTCCTGTCCAATCTCTTGAATAAAGTATGCTCTAGTCGATGCAGTAACATCAAACAAACTATTGAATAGTTCGAACTTTCTAGTTACAGTTGATTCTTGAGTATCTCTTACGACAACAGACAATAGATCAGTGTCAATACCAGAGTTAGGTAGTACAAATTTCTGATTAACGTTACTACTATTAACAGTAAATGTTTGTGTAATATATGTTCCTTCGTATACATCGATATTATAGAAGTCTGCAAACCCAGAAGAGTTAACTGGAACTGTAATATCGTTTGGAATTGAGAATATAAAGTTCTTAGTACTATTCACACCAACTGATCTAGATGCCATTACAGCACCAGCCTTAAGTGTCACTGCTACAGCTGTGGTGTTTGAAACGTTTACTGTAAAAGAAACTTTGGCAACAGAAGCTTTCTTTGAACGAGGAACATACCCTATGTTACGTGCGAGAGACACCACATTCTCTCTTAATGTGGCACTATCAATGAATACCTCATTAGATACCATATTGGCATTATATGAGGTTATATACGTATTGTAAGCTAACGTATCTAGAATAGTTGATAGATTAGAACCCTCAAAGTCATAGTCCGTGAAGTTTGAATTCGCACGGAGATAATCCTTAATGGATGTCTTTATCTGATCAAAATCTAAGTTGCTAAAATTGACTAAGGGCATTTACCTAGTGGGCTGTAATGCAAATAATAATTGTTGTCTAGGAAGATCTATACCTACAATGTCATACTTAAGAGTTACCTCAAAGATATTATCATCAAAATTTGGATTGACGATAACAGTTGTCAAACGGACTCTCGGTTCAAAGTTATTAACTGTGTTCCTAATTTCCGATTCAATTGAACTAGCCGTAAGTCTATCTAAATTCTCAAATAATAGTTTAGTAACATTACAACCAACATTAGGTTGAAATGGTTTCTCACCAGGTATGGTAAAAATTAAGTTACGAATGGATCGTGCAATAGCATTCTCATTCCTCAACACAATTAAATCAAGATTTAACGGGTTGACTTTGAATGATGCACTCACATCTTTAAAACCTTGACTGACTCTTTGGACAGGCACGTAATCTTTCTACAACAATTATGAGTTATTTATTACACTAAACCCAATGTTTTAATCAATCAGTGTTTGCTTATTATCTGTAGTTTCATTCTCCCAAAAGTCTTTCCAATCAACTTCAGATGCTTCATAGAATCCATCCTCACGTACCTTCTTGGTATTCTTTGGTGTCTTCTGATCGTTATTAATCTCTCTTAGAAAATTCTTATCCATCTATAATAAACCCCAGTCTACGATAGTCATTGTCTTCTATGTATGTGTTTACACTATCTCCTTCCCATACCGGAACGACTGAATCATTATTATATCTAAAGTCTGGATTACCTCGAAGATGTATCTCAATTAACTTACCATCTATAAACTCACAATTAATCCAATCATAATTTAAGTTCTGTAAGAGTTTAGGTAATGGTATTACTCTATCTACCTTATACCACTTCTTCCACTTGTACAGAGGGTCCTGGGGGTCTCTCACACCCTTTACAGTTAGTTCCTGTTGTCCTTTGTAATAATCAATTGATATATGTTCTCCTTCAAATACTTCACACCAAAACTCACCTGGATGTAGATGTTCAGTATCATAGTCTAAGTGTTCAATACGAGCATGACGACCCATACCCATGAAATTAATACATGGTCGAACAATATAAAAGTCGGGTTTAGGTACGACGAGACCAGCTGGTCCACACTCATATCCTAATACCCGACTCACTTGTAACTTATTATATACCCATAAATCTTGAGGATGAATAGATGACCACTCATCCTCAACAGTCATTTTATATCTATCCTCGTCCTTGACCACGATAACGTTTCCTTTTGTTATTACGACTACTTGCAGCGTACTTGGTATGTGCACCACAACCTTGTCGTGTCTTCTTTGGTTGAGATTCAATCATTGTTTGTCCCAATAGGGACTTTCTAAGTTTTGCCATAATTTAATTACTCTCTTGATTGTACAGTGATTCTAATTGTTCTCGGTTCTTTAAACTCTGTCGATATTGCTCCAAATACTTATCACTATTGGTTTCAGTGATAAGTGTCATCTTTGAAGCAAATTCTACAGATCTATCAACGTTAAATTGATTTGCCATTAGTGTTTAGATAACTCGGGTTTTCTCATGACCAACACGAATACGTGGATCACACCAAATCTCATATCCTGATTCAATTGCATCAAGACAGAACGAAACATCCTCTCCACACATATCTTGAACAGCACCACTTTCAAAGACTTGCATCTTTGGAGCAAACCATGGATACTTCATACCTTCATTCTCAAAGACACCCTTCTGAATCATGACCCATCCAAAACCAGTATAGTCAACAGTAAAAGGCTTCTTACGCTTACTAATACCATCTACCATCTCATGATTCATCACTCCACCATTATTACGGAAATCATCTTCCTCAAGCCAGTGTGCAACAGAGGTAGTCCGTCCATCTTCAGTTGAATACCACCCCGCACTAATAGGCCTCTCCGTCCCATCAGCATCTAATGCCACAT